TAACGGCATAAGGAGCAACAGATGGCAGCATTCAGCGCATACGGTTCGGCGTTCACTACTGGCAATACCGAAGTCACGGGCCTCATCACTGGCATCTCTTTCAGCGGCATTGCCGCTACCGAGATTGATGTCACGAGCCTCATCGACACGGGCAAGACCTATGTCCTCGGCACCAGCGACCCGGGCACCGTCGAGGTCACCTGCAACATGGAGCGCACGGAGGCATTCGACCTGCCGACCAGCGGCGACAGCACGCCAAGCAACTTTGTGATCCGGTTCGGTCCCACGGGTGCAGGCCTCGCTGGACCTTCGGTGACGTTCACGGGCTACCTGCAGTCCACGTCCATTGAAGCGGCGGTGGATCAGGCGGTGACCGTGACCTACACCATCCGCATCAGCGGCGCAGTCAGCGTGACCGCTCCGGCTTCGTAATCCACAGGGTCGGAACTCCCCCGGAAGCGCGACCGCCTCCCGCACTCTTGCGGTGAGGCGGTTGCGTTAGTAGCCTGCCACCATGACCACCACCGACCTCAAGGCGTCCGTACTCTCTCTCGCATCGCGCATCAAGGTCGAGCCGTTTCCCGTGGACGGCATCGACGGCCTGCACATCAAGGGCATGACCGGGCGTGAGCGGGACTCGTTTGAGTCCGCGTGCTTCGTTCAGCGCGGCAAGGACCGCGTCCTTCAGACCGAGAACATCCGCGCCAAGTTGCTGGTCCGCACGCTGTGCGATGCCAGCGGCCAGCGGTTGTTCACGGACCGCGAGGAGGGCGAACTCGGCGCGCTGCCCGCGTCAATCCTTGACGAGATGTTCGCCATCGCGCAGCGGCTGTCCGGCATCGGCGCTGCCGAGGTGAAGGAACTAGAGGGAAACTGAAACCGGGCAGTCCGCGTCGCTTCCTGTTGCGGCTCGCGCTTGCGCTCGGCTGCACGCAGGGCGAACTGCTCGACCGGATGACGAGCGAGGAATGGACCGAGTGGCAAGCGTTCGATGCGGTGGAGCCGATCGGCGCATGGCGTGACGATTACAACTCGGGGATGCTTATGGCGTTGCTGGCGAACGTGAACCGCAAGCGCGGTAGTCAGGCGTTCAAGCCCCTAGACTTCATGCCGTTCGTGCGGGATGATGACTACGGCAAGTTGACGATGGACCCGGAAGACAGCCTCGGCATCTGGCAGGCGATGGCCGCAGCCACGAAGTCCAAGGCGAAGCCGAAGAACAGCACCAGCACGAAACCGAAGGACACCTAATGGCAACCGTTGGCAACCTGTTCGTCACCGTCGGAGCGAACACCAACGGGCTGCGCGCGGGCTTGCAGAACGCGCAGAAGCAGGTGGACCAGTTCGGCAAGCGCGTTGCCTCTGCCACGAACCGATCCGCCATCGAGGCCTTCAAGGGTTGGGGGAGTATCGAGGTTCCGTTGCCAGCGGGCTTGATGCAATCGCTGGACCCGGGCGCGCTCGTGGCGGGCATCGGGGAACTCTCGCAGCGCATGCGCGCGCTCGGCAAGGACACCAGCGCCGTCGTAGCCGCTACGCAGCGCTTGTCGGACGCGCAGAAGGGGCTGCGCGATGCGTCATCGTTGCGTCGCAGCATGGGCGGCATTCGCGCGGCGGTTGCTGGTGCCGGATTCGACCCGGACAAGTTGCGGCTAAAGGCCGAGGACGTGACCGGGCTGAAGGGCGGCGTGACCGAAGCGCTGGCCAAGTTGCGCGAAGGCAAGGCCACGCTTGAGCAGAACCGGGCCGCGATCGTGGAAGCGGACAAGGCCACGCAGGGCTTGAAGAACGCCAAGCGTGCGCTGGCACGCGCGCAGGAGTCCGAAACGAAGGCAACCAGCGCGCTGTTCAGCGCGATGTCGAAGGCCAAGTCAGCGCCGGAAGCGTTTGCCAAGGCTCAAGAGCGCCTGCGCGCCGCGACCGACAAGACGCGAACGGCACAGGAACGCCTGACCGGGATGGAGGCAGCAGTTGCCAAGGGCGTAGCCGCGCGCCAAGCGTTGGCAGGGAGCGAGGACGCGGTCACGCGCGCGCGCGAACGTCTCAAGGCGGCAACGGACTCGCTGGCGAAGGCGCAAGAGCGCAACGCCAAGGTTGAGGCGATGCGGTCCAAGGTCCGTGCCGCTGGCTTCGACCCGGACAAGGTCAGCGCATTGAAGATGCCGGACTTGCAAGCGGCACGGGACGCGGTTGCGAAGGCCTCGGAAGGCTTGACCACCGCGAAGGCGGAGCAGAGTGCCGTTCGGTTGGCGGGGGCTATCAAGGGCGTTGGCATGGCAGCCGTAGCGGCGGTCGCATCGTTCGCAGCGCTCACTGGCGCAACGGTCCTCATGGCACAGAAGATGGGTGCGCTTGAGGATGAAGCGATGTCACTCGGCATGAGCATTGAGTCCTTCCAGAGGCTGCAGACCGCTATGCGATTCCTTGGCGCTGCGCCGGGCGCGATGGAGCGGTCAATCGGCACGATGCAGATTCAGATCCAATCGCTGGCCGACGGCAACGAGACAACCATTGCCGCGTTCAAGCGACTCGGCATGACCATCGGTGACTTTGACGGCAAGACCGCAGAGCAGCAGTTCAACCTAATCATCGGCGCAATTCAGCGGCTGGACGGACAAGCGGCCAAGGTCGCAGCGCTTCGGGACATCTTCGGCAAGTCCGGACTCGGGCTACGCGCCGTGGTTCAGGCGACCGCAGAACAGATGGGCGAAGCGGCGCAGTACGCCAGCAAGTTTGTCCTTCCGGCGCGCGTGGTCAAGGACTTGGCAAAGACCGATGACACCATAGGGCTAGTCAAGAACGGCATGGAAGGCGCTGCCGCTTTGATGACGCATGCGTTCGCGCCGGCGGTCGAGCGCGCCGCCGCCGCGCTGCTGGAGTTCCTGACGCAGGACGTGGAAGCGATGCGGCAGCAACTCGGCGCAGTTGCAACGATCGTGGCGGTCATCGCGGACATCCTCGCGGTCCTCGGTAACAGCATCCGGCTGATCTTCAACTTGCTCCAAGCGGTGGCTGGCATCATCGTTGGCGGCATCGTTGGCGCGCTTGGCGTTGCGGTGAAGGCAGTTGAGTGGATCGTGTGGGGCTTCGAGAAGGTCACCGGAACGGCCAACGATGCCAGCAAGGCCGTTGGCGAGTTCGCGGACACCATGATTGAAACGGCGAAGGAAGCCGCGAAGGGCGCGGGCGCTGACCTCGGTGAAGGGTTGAACGCGGGAGTTGACGCAGCGCTTGCCGCTACGGGTCAGAGCACCCGCGCGGTCATCGATGCGTTGACGCGCCCGCTCGGCGCGCTGTCGGACGCCGCGCCAACAGACCAGTTGAACCTCGGGGCCAAGGAAGAGGCATCGCGCATCAAGGACGTGGCGAAAGCGCTGGAGAAGTTGCAGACCCAACTCAACAAAGAGAAGATGGGGGACATGGGCGCAGATCGCGCCGAGTTCGTGGCCATGCAACCGGATGCGCCGTCGCTCGCTCGGTTCGACATCATGCAGCGTGAACTCCAAGCGCTGCAGGACCACAACGCCTACCTCGAAGAGATGAAGAAGTTGGAAGAGGATGCCACGCAGCAACTGCAGAAGATGCGCGACGAAGTTGCCGCGCTCGGCAAGACCGAAGAGCAGACCGTGGTGGATCAGATCGCGGCGGTCCTTCCGCACGCGCGAGCCGAAGCGGAGCGACTGGCCGATGTCTTGCAGCAAGCGAAGGTCAGCGACGATGTCCGCAAGCACTTTGAGCGGCTGAATGAGGACTTGCTGAAGGCGCAGATGAACGAAGAAGGACTTGCCCGGGCTACGCTGTCCGCCATGGGGCTGACGGGCGATGCGCTTGAGCAAGCGGTCACCAAGACGCTCGCCATCCAGCAGCAGATTCAATCGGCCAAGGACGCGCAAGCCGCCATGGACAAGGCCAAGGAGAAGCGCGAGGCCGACGCGGAATCGGTCAAGGACACGCTGGCATCGCTGACGAAGGAGTTGCGGCAGATCGATATGACCGACGCAGAGAAGGTGGCCGATGACTTGCGCGAACTCGGCGCTACTGCCGGACAGATCGCACAGGCGCAACGGCTGCAGGAGCAGATCAGCGCGCGCGACACGAAGGACAAAGACTTGCCGGACCCGACCGTAGCGCTGGACACGGCACTAGGTGCGGTCAAGGTTGCCATGCCGTTCGATCCCGTCGTGGCGGAACTGTCGCGGCAAGAAGAGATTCAGCGCGAGCAACTGGCCGCCCTAACCAACATTCACGACACTCTGCAGCAGAGGTCTCCGGTCCGGGACATGGAGCCGCAGTCACCAGCGCGTAGCGCGGCGGCGGTTGACCAGCCCGTAGTCGGCATGGACCGTTGCTGCGCAGAACAACTGTCTGAACTCAAGGCACAGACCGTAGCGTTGCGGTCCATCGCCGCCAACACTGAAGGACTCGGGAAGGCACTGACCTAATGCCAGCAACCAGCACGCTCATCAAGGAAAGCGCCAAGGCCGCGTTTGACAGCGCGACCACTGCGACGCTGACGTATCGAGTCGTTGGCACACCGTCGGCCAACGATGCCACGAGTGACGCGGGCGCGCCGTCAACCGTTGAGGTCGATGGACAGACGTGCTACTTGCAGTCGATCACGGCGGATTCGGTCGCAGACGGACCGGGCATCTACGACGTGCGCGCGGACTACAGCACCGAATCGTGGACCGTCACATCGAACTACGTTGCGATGGACATGGAAAGCACCGCGCAGATCGTGGACGTCTGGCGTGCTGGCCCGTCGTTCCCGGGCAGTGTGGACACGCCGGGCAACGATGACATCGGCGGCACGCCTATCGATCAGAACGGCTACCCCATCAGCGCGGTATACCCACAGCAGACGCTGAACATCACCAACATCCGCAGTAACAACAACAGCGCCGCGATCATCGCCGCGCTCGGCACGCGGAACAGCCTGCAGTACCTCGGCGCAGCGGCGGGCACGTTGCTGTTCGCCGGAGCAAGCGCGAAGCGGATCGGGGACGACAAGTACGAAGTGACCTACAAGATCGTCTACGACGCGGCCTACCACATGCGTCAGCAGCCCGTGCGGGACGGCGACGGCAAGCCGAGGACTACTACGCCGGACGCGAACGGCATCTGCAATGCGTTGCGCGTGATGTGGCGGCAGCCGTTCCGAGCAACGAGCAACTTCGCCAACATCGGCATTCAGACATGAAGCCGAACATCTCCTACGGGTTCGGCGCGCTAACGCCTACGACGTGGCGAGAGATCTACACCACCGTGCAGGCGGTCAGCAGCGGCACCAGCGGTGCGCGCGTAGATCAAAGCGTGACTCGTGAGTTCATCTTCGCCCTCATCACCAACAGCACTCCGAATGCGGTTGATGGGACGAGGTGGGCATACGGGTGGTCGCAGGTCTTGCGCACCACGGATCAGCCCTTGTGGACCCCAACCGGATTGACAAGCGGAACGCCGGGATACGGTCCCGCCTACAACACGCTGGAAGCGTCTAACACCAACGCGCAGGTCTACGGCGGCATCGCCATTACAACCGGGCGCGAACTGGTGGCATCACCCGGGTTCTACTTCGACCCGGTCCCCAACAATGTCGTGGTGCTGTTGCGGCTGTCGCGCAACAGGCAGAACGCGTTGAGCGCGGACTTCAGCGCGCCGAACCCGATCACGGGCGCGTGTCCGACGGGCCTGACCACCTACTATGACGGCGGGACATACTGATGGCGGACATCATCCTGCATACGCGCAGCGGCACGCAAGGCGCCGAGCCAACGGTAGGTGCTTTGACACAGGGCCAGATCGCTCTGAACTACTACGATGGCGCGCTGTTCGTGCAGACGCAGCAGAACGCCACCGTAGGCATCGCGCGCATCGACGGACGCAAGGCCACCGTGGAGTCCTATGACAGCAGCACGACGTGGACCAAGCCGGACGGCGCACGCTGGATCTACGCGCTGCTGATCGGTGGCGGTGGCGGCGGTGGCAGCGGAAGGCGTGGCGCAGCGTCGAGCGCGCGCGGCGGTGGTGGCGGTGGCGGAGGTGGTGCCATCACCGAGATGCAGTTCAGCCCGGATGACCTGCCCGCATCGCTGACCGTGACCATCGGCGCAGGCGGAACAGGCGGGGCGGGCGTGACGGCGGACAGCACGAATGGCAACCCGGGCACCAGTGGCGGCGAGACGAAACTGACTGGCAGCGGCGTAGTCATCGCGCGCGCCATGGGCGGCGTGTTAGGCGGACTCGGCAGCACGTCGGGCGGCACGGCGGGCTCGGCGCAGACAGGCGGGACATTCGACGGCGGTGCTGGTGGAGGCGGCGGTACGCGCAACGGCAGCAACGGCGCGACGAATGCCAAAGGATGCCCGGGCGGAGGCGGCGGCGCTGGCCTGTCTGCGTCTAACCAGACGGGCGCAGGCGGCACGGGCTCGGCTCCGGCATGGGCGGATGTCACCAGCGCAGGCGGCACAGCAGGCGCGATCTCACCGCCAGCAGCAGGCAGCACAATCGGATGGCGTGGCACGGGCGGCGGCGGAGCAGGCAGCATGACCGCAGCGCAAGGCCAAGCGGGCGCTGCAGGCGGTTCCTATGGCGGTGGCGGCGGTGGCGGTGCGGCCAGCGAGAACGGGAACGCAAGCGGCGCAGGCGGCGCTGGCGGCGGCGGACTTGTCGTGCTGATCACTTACTATTGAGCCATGCGACACGCCATAGTCGAGTCCGGCATCGTCACGAACATCATCGAGTGGGATGGTGCGGAGCCTTGGCAACCGCCCGCCGGAGCGGCGATCATCGCGCTCCATGACACCGCATGCGACATCGGCTGGACCTACGACGGGCAAGCGTTTACGCCGAGCACGCCTGTTGATGGCGGTGGCGATTAGCCTGACCATCAACGCCTGCACCAGCAGCACCGAAGCAATCGCTGGCCGGACTAATGATGTCCGCAGGCTGGCGCACAGCAGCCGAGACAGGTTCGAGCGCATCGGCATTGAAACGACCAAGCCGGAACCTGAACTGCCAATCATTGCTACGGAAGCACAGGCGGGCATCGGTGAGCAAGACCTGATCATCAGCGCGACGGACCGCATCTACCTCGCCCTGACCGGAGTGGACAACCGTAGCCCGGCATGGTTCGGCGTTGTGGTGTGGATCTGCGCCGCGCTGTCCGTGGTAGGCGGCTGCTGGTTCCTGTGGTACTGCGGTGTCGGTCGGTTGATACGCGGCGTCTTGGGGCTGGTCACGCCAGCGGACAGGAAGCGCGCTGAACTTGCTGCTAGTCTCATGGATGTCAACGACCCGCAGGTGCGCGAGCGCATCATGCAGTTGCGGCTCGATGACCCGCGCTTTGATCGGGCCTTCAGACAGGTCGCACCGATCAACGCGGTCCCTAACCCTGCGACCGGAGACACGCAATGATCATCGCTTCGCTTGAATCGTTCCTTGGGTCGCTGTGGTTCGCCGCGCTCTGCCTTGCGGCGGGCTTCATCGTCGGTCACCTCGGGCTGCTGAACCGCTGGCTGAAGAAGTGACATGAGCCGCGCAGGATGCTGCTGCGACGGCGGCGGGCCTAACCCGGGCAACTGCTGTAGCGGGACATATGAATCCGGGCGCAAGTATTCATTGACCGTTGAGACAGGCCCGTGGCCCGGCTTTGGCTTGTCGAGTTCGGTGAAGTACGAATGGGCGAGTACCTCGATCACCTGCAACATCTTCGGCCAACCTTGCGACGCATATGATCAGTTATGCGTTGCATCGGTTAGCAACGAGGCGGTATGGACATGGGGCGGCGGGAACGGGATTCTCGCATATGAGCCAACCTTGGCTCCGGAAGTTCCAGTCTGCGCAGCGTGCGGCCCCAACAACTTTGCCTTCCTGTCGCCAGCCAGCGTGCTGACCTATGCGTCGGTGCCGGGTGGCGGTGTCTTCGGTGAGTTGAACTTCACTTGGACTTACCAGCAAGGTTGGCCACAGGCCACTTGGCTGTCGGGATCGCTTGATGTGTGGGGCTTGCCCGCTGTGCGTGTTCGGTTCGGCACCAACAGCGGCCCCATCCAAACCGAAGTCGCGTGCGACAACGACGCGCTATGCAATGGCAACGGCTTCGGCTTGCTTGTCACCGCGATCTTGCCAAAGTTCATCGAGGTGCCGTGCGACCCGCAAGGAATCGCAGGCCGGGACTTCGACGCGGGCGGCACAGCGCTGTATTGGGGGTGCCATGACTCCGACAACCGATACATCGGGGAGAACAGATACCAGTCGCGCATCTTCGAAATCAACCGCGTGGATGATTGCGATGCAGTCAGTACGGGCACCTACGCAGGCGACTCAACTTCCTTCGTCTTCGGCACGAACACCATCAACTATGTGCAACTCTGGCGGCCGGGCAACCAAGGATCAGTGCCGTGCGCGTACGATCCCACCTACCCGTTTCAGACTTACAACATCCCAGCATGCCCTGCGTCGTCATATGTCCAGCAAGGTGCGGCTTACATTCCCCCGCAGTGCCCGGACAAGGCAGGCTGGTGGCCACCGCTTGATGTGCCGCATCCGTTCCCTCCCACGATCAAGGTCAATCGGTTGCCTCCTGCGCCACCCACTATCACATCAAACTCCCCCAGCAGCGGCCCCGCTGCTGGGGGCACGGCAGTGTCAATACGCGGCACCAACTTCATTCAGGTCACGCATGTCCGCTTCGGCAGCGTGCGCGTGCCAGTGCTGATCTACAACAATGCAACCGAAATCTACTGCGCCGCGCCGCCCGGGACCGCTGGCACTACGGTGTCGATTACTGTGGTGACAGACGGCGGATCAGCGACGCGCGCCAACGCCTTCACTTACACATGAGCCCGGTCCGCATCATCCTCACGATCAACGGCCAACAGGCAGTAGCGCCGGGCGGCATCGCGCTGGCGGTCTACGAAGAACGCGCGATGCGATGCGCGGCGTGCGATCAGTTCAACGATGGTGAGCGACCACGCTGCGCGGTAATGCCGGACCGCATGCCGTGGCGCATGGGCCTAGCCATCGGCGCGTCACACAAGACCGCCCGTTGCCCGCAAGGCAAGTGGGATGACATGGCAGCGGCAACTGCGACCATGCCCGACAGCATGAAGCCGACAACGATGGCTCAGACGGTCACGCACGGCGCGACCGGGCTAGTCAAGGCGGCACTAGGACTCGATCGGTGCGACGATGCCACGCTGGACATGCGGCGCGCAACTTGCGCGACATGCGAGCACCTGCAGGACGGGCGGTGCGGGCTATGTGGTTGCCTGCTGGCCGCCAAGCAGCGGCTGGCCCGGGAACAGTGCCCGGCTGGGTACTGGTGAGGCCCCGGGCCGTCCGGGGCGCCGGCGGGCGCTAGGGGCGCCGGCGGGCCGTCCGGGGCGCCGGCGGGCGCTCGGGCCTTCCCGGGCGCTCGGGGCCTTCCCGGGGCTTCCCGGCCCGCCGGCCCGGGCCGGCCCCGGGCGCCGGCGGGGGCCTACTTATCAGGCAGGAGACTCTTCAGGAATCGGGCTGGACAAGTGTTTCCGAGCGGCTATACTTTCCACATCTAACCGCCCCACAGGGGCAGAAGGCCTCGACCATGAAGACTGCTACCTTTACTCAAAGCCTTGCCGACGCGCTCGTGACGTGTGTGGGCGCAAATGCCCGAGACTATGCGCGCCGGGTCCGTCAGGACGAGTGGACCAGCGCGAATGTGGAACTGGGTATCACCATCAGCCATATCGCCAAGAACACGGCGGAGCCGATGCTGTTCGCGCTCGGATGCCCGGCGGACCAACGGGAGTTGATTATCAGCGCTGCGCAAACCTACGCGTACTACGCGGCACGTTCCGAGGTGTTCCCGGGCGAGACCGCCGTGCGCATTCGCATCCGAGCACGCGATGAGTTCTATGACGTGCTGGACCAGTTCGCTTCCGACGTGCTGGACCGGGCCGATGCCGCCAACTGAAGTCTCGGCTGGACAATCGTTTCCGAGCGGCTATACTTCCGTCATCTAACCGCCCCACAGGGGCAAGGAGTCTCGACCATGAAGACCAAGACCAACATCAACCTGATCGTGAACGGCACCAAGGTCTACACCCGCAAGACCACGGGACGGCCCTACACCCATGCGCTGGTGGTGTGCGACGCCGATGGCAAGTGGTCAATCAGTTCGTGCAGCAGCAAGGGCGCGAAGGGATTGATGCGCGAGATGGGCAATGTGGAACTGAACAAGGACTACTGGCGGCGCGCCATCGCTGGTGGCCCGAACGATCACTGGTGCGAAGCGACACTGAAGCACTTCGCGCAATTGCTTGCACGCGCGGATGCAGCGCGCTGGTTCATCGTTGAGATCATCGAGAACACCGTGACCGTCACGACCTGATCCACGACGCGCGCCACGCCGGCCCTCGCGAGGGCCGGCTGGCCTGCACCGTGCAGGACCACACACAACCGCCCCAACGGGGCAAGGAGCATCGAATGAGCCGGTTCACTAATACGTCACTCTCACGGGATCCGTTCGCGCGCGCCACGCTCGTGCGGCGCACGCTGCCGCGCGCACGCACGGTGGCGGACCAGAAGCAGTGCGACTACTGCGCACGGCCAGCACGGTTCCAGTATCGCTGGGAAGGCGATGCCGCGCCGGGCCGTGGCGTGTGGTCCAAGCCGATGTGCTGCGTGCAGTGCTTCAGATATCTCAACGGTCAAGGTGGTGCAGCGTGAACGAGTTGACCTATGAACTCGCCATGCAGGTCGTGGAACAGCAGCGACGCATTGAAAGCCGAAAGCGGGACCGCATCCACGAGCGGATCGCGCAGGGCCACGCTGGCCACGCGCGCCACCTAGCGGGCGTCCAGCGACGGCTCGTGCGCCTGTCGGTGCTGGAGGCGCTGTTGAGCGGCAAGGGCGTCATAGCAATTGCGCAGTCAATGGGATGGCAACCGCCGCCGTATCACCGGGAACCCGCGGATGAACTGGCGGAGCAGTATTTGGTCGACAAGTTCCTCGACTGACGTGGTAGCCCGCCGGCGGGCGCTCGGGCCTTCCCGGGCCGCTCGGGGCCTTCCCGGGGCTTCCCGGCCCGCCGGCGGGCGCTCGGGACTTCCCCGGGCTTCCCGGCCCGCCGGCCCGGGCCGGTCCGGGCGACGGGCTCGGGATTATCAGGCAGAAGAATCTTCAGAACCGGGCTGGACAAGTGTTTCCGAGCGGCTATACTTTCCACATCTAACCGCCCCACAGGGGCAGAAGGCCTCGACCATGAAGACCAAGACCAACTGCCAGCAGTCATACGAAGACATCAACGCCGATATCGAGATCCTGATCAGCGCGATTCAGAAGAATCTCGGGACGCACAGCGCTGCTGCCAAGGCCCGGCCCAACAACTGGGGCTATGTCGGTGACCTCGCGCGGGTCCGCAACGATCTGGTCAACGTGCTCGCGGCTATCAGCAGTGGCAAGGAGTACACCGCCACCCTGCGGAAGGTCGGGCACTAACACGCCCCGCTGGACAATCGTTTCCGAGCGGCTATACTTCCGTCATCTAACCGCCCCACAGGGGCAAGGAGTCCGCAATGTCAATGTCCATCAAGAAGTTCTTCAATCTGATCAGCCGCTACGCCGGCGCGCCGGCGCTGCCTTCGGCACGAGCGGCGTCCGTGCAACTCGTGGTACAGCGGTCCGGCGTCCCGGTGGAAGTTCAGGGACGAATGGATGGCAAGTTGGTCCGCTTCATCAACGAAGCGAAAGCCTCGCTCGGGCTTGAGGTCGATGCGGTAGTCCTGTCATACGCAACGCCCATTGCCTACCGCGCATGGTTCAACGCCCACAACCACGCTGGCAAGCGGCTCGTGTGGATCGTCGCGAAGCAGCGGCACAGCGCGACCACGACGCGTCATCAGAATCAGTTGCGCGCTAATGTCGGCCAGCGCCTGCAGGAAGTCCCGTGGCAGTTGGAAGACATGATGGAAGTTGCGGACATCCACGAGTGATACGGCGCGCGCCACGCCGGCCCTCGCGAGGGCCGGCTGGCCTGCATCGTGCAGGATCACATCACCCAACGCCCCAACGGGGCAAGGAGCATCGAATGGCGAACTGGATCGAGAACAAGATTGGCGCGGGCCGACTCGTGCTGCACTGCGGAGCGCAGGCAGCGACTTGGAGCGATGTCGTGGCGGTCAAGACGCCGGAGCGCACGGGCAGTCACTGCCCGATCCCGCACGCAACGCTCGTGGACATGACGCTGGACGCGCTGGCGGCCTGCGGCTACACCGTGACCGAGCAGGCGCACGCGCTGGCCCGTGGCGGCGCGCAGTACTTCGGACTCATCGGCCTGCAGGCACCCGCGGGTCAAGGCGGAACGCAAGCGCTCGGGGAAGCGCGCAGCGGGCAGTGGGTACTCGGACTCCGCAACTCGGATGACAAGTCTGTGGTGGCCGGCGGCATCATCGGCAAGCAGGCATTCGTCTGCGACAACCTCGCCTTCGGTGGCGACGCGCAGTGCTTCGCCTTCGCACGGAAGCACACCGCCAACATCATCCGGGACCTTCCCGGCATCGTCATGGACCGCATCGGGCGCATGCACGAGGCGATTGGCGCGATGCGTGACCGCGAGCAGCGGTGGCGCGCCTTCGACCTGCAGGCGCGCGAGCGGGAGCGCAACCTGCCGGAAGATGCGCTGCTGGCGCGCCTGATGCTCGACCTGATTGAGTACCGGGCCGTGACGGCTACGGCGGTCCCGCACATCCTGCACGAGTTCCGCCGAGCCGATCTTCCCGGCGGCGTGCGCGGTCGACCGGAACTGGATGATGAGGATGGCGCATGGACCCGCCCGACGATGTACCGCTTGTCGCAGGCCATCACCGAGGTGGACAAGCGCAGCCCGGCCCTTGAGCCGACGCTGAAGCGGCACGCGCGCATGGCTACGGTCTTCGACGCCTACGCCGCGTTGCCCGGCGTCTGCCCCCCGCGTCACAACTCGGAAGGTCAGCCGTTCATCAGCAGCAACTGATGGAAAGCGCGCCGGGGCAGGCGGGGACGCGCCGCCTAGCCCCGGACGCGCGGCGGGAGTCTACAGCGAGGAAGTTGTAAATGGTTGACGAGGCGCGAAGTGTTGCCGCACGGTATCAATACTGATATGACGGGCTACCTGACATCCCAAGAACTAGCGGCACGCATCGGCGTGACTCGTCAGAGGGTTCAAGCGATAGCGCGGACGCGCGGAATCGTTCCAGTCCGGGTTGGCAACCTCGCGCTATGGCGCGTGGCTGACCTGCCCAAGTTCAAGCGGCGCCCGACGGGACGCCCAAGCAGCAAAGGACGCAAGTGATCACTGAAACGCAACGGGCCGCGCGCGAGCGCGGCATCGGATCGTCGGATGTTCCGACCATCCTTGGCATCAGCCCATGGGCCACGCCGATGGACCTGTGGCTGGTGCGAACGGGACGGGCAGAGCCGCAGCCGGAGAACTTGGCGATGGCCATGGGGTCCGCGCTTGAGCCCGTCATTCTGAAGTTGGCAGGCGAGCGGCTGGAGGCGCGCGTGGTCTCGCCTTCCAGCACCTTCGTCGGGGCGAAGGCGCACCATCGGGCGAACATCGACGGCATGGTTGGAAGCGCCAAGCGTGGCGCGCCAATCGTGGAGGCCAAGACCACGGGCCGCACCGATGAGTGGGGCGAGGACGGCAGTCCGGATGTCCCCGAAGCGGTCAAGGCGCAGGTCATGTACCAAATGGCGTGCGCGTCATCGGATCGAGCGTGGGTTGGGGTGCTGATGGGGGACCGTGGCCTGCGGTTCCAGTTGCACCGTGTCGAGTGGGACGCGGACTACGCCGCCCACATCATCGACCGCGTTGACGCGTTCTGGCAGCGCGTCACCGAAGACACGCCGCCGGACGCGGTGGCCTCGCTTGAGGTCGCCAAGCGCCTGCGCAAGCAGGACGGGCCTACGGTCAGCATTGACCCAGCCTTGTTCGTGGCCGACGAAGGCGCGCGCAAGGCGCTGGCCGCAGCGCAGGAAGTGGCGGACGGCGCGCGCGCACGGTTGCTGACCGCGCTAGGCACTAGCCTGCGCGGCGAGGGCGGCGGCTACACGGTCACCATCAGCGAGGTCAGCACGGAGCGATTCGACGCGAAGCAGTTCCGCGCAGACCATCCGGACATGGCCGAGCCGTATATGCGGCCATCGTCGCACCAGCGCGCGACGGTCCGCACGAAGCGCGGGGGCCAGCCATGAGCGAGAAGCACCACAGCATCGGGCTTGCCCTCATCAAGGCGCAGCAGGCCATCAGCGCCGTCAGCAAGGACGCGGTGAACCAGCACCACCGATACGCATACACCAGCGCCGAGGGGATGCTGTCCGCGTGCCGTGCCGCGCTGCACAGCGCTGGGCTCGCGTTCGCGCGCATCGGTTGGACCGTCGAGTTGCGCGACGGTCAACCCTTTGTGATGTCTACCTACATCGTCACGCTCGGCGTCGGTGACCCGATGACGCTGGGGCCGGTCCCGTGGCCGATCATCGAGGACAAGGGTAGGCCGTTCGACAAGGCGCTAGCCGGCGCGCTGACAACCAGTCAGTCATACATGCTGCGTGACTTGCTGCTGGTGCCGCGCGAGGAAGAGCAGGAGGTGGACCGGCGCGATGATCGACAGCATGACCCGGACCTCATCGGCATCCGCGGCGCAGTTGCTCTGCGGAAGCGGCTCAACGAGGCCGGGCTGGCGGTCGAGGCGCTCCGCGCGGCGATGAGCAGTAAGGGCGTTGGCGCGCCCGAGGACATGGCGCAGTGGCCAAAGTCCTTGATGACTCGCATTGACGGTTGGATCACCCGTCAAGCGCGCGACGAACAGGACTCTTGATCCGTTCTGCCCGGTGCGTACCGACAGGTGCGCATCGGGTTTCACAACTCATCCGCGGACCATGCCAGCGGAGCAGCCCTGCGGGGCGCATGGCGCCAGCCGACATGGCGTTGTTTAGGTCGATGACGTAGACGCTGGGGCCACGCCCCTACCCAGCGCCGAAGCCACTAGGCTTCGCACTCGACGCGCTCACGCGGTGGCTGCATCGTCTGCAGCAGAATGGTGAGATGAGCGCAGGACATGACGGTGACGATGCGTCGCTTCGCCTTCGATTGTCCCCCGCTCGTCGGGGGCGGAGCATTCGGGTTCTGATGCGGGAAGATTGCAGGACGCAGATGGCAGAGAAGACACAGCAACTGAAGGTGAAGCAGATCGTGCTGGACCGGGACATGCAGCCCCGCGTTTCGGTTACAGCCGAGGCAGTCGAGGACTACACGGTGGCGATGGAAGCGGGCGAACAGTTCCCGCCGATCTCCGTGGTCAAGGATGGCGAGACTCTGTACTGCGTTGACGGTTGGCACCGAGTCATGGCGGCCAAGGCACTGAAGGCAAAGACCATCGCCGCGATCGTGACAGATGGAAACCGTATGGACGCGATCTGGTTAGCCGCACAGGCTAACCTGCGGCACGGCGTCCGCCGGACTAACGCAGACAAGAGGCGCGCCGTCGCGCTTGCGCTGCTGGCCCGTCCGGACGCAAACCACTCTGACATTGCGTCCCACTGCGCGGTGACGCGGCAGATGGTATGGGCGCATGCCAAGCAGGCCGAGGAAGCGGCAGCGCTTGACCAGCAGATTGAGTCGCAGGTCGGCGGCGCTTTGGAAGTGGCCGAGGACATCGGTGAAGTCAGCGAGATTGACCGCGTAATGATGGCCGCAGAGGCAGCAGTCGAGGTCGCCATCAAAGCAACGGATGACGCCCTGCTAGCCGTACAGCGCGTGGCCGGGACCTCGCATGGGCACTTCATCAACGCGCAGTCCGTTGAGGCGGACCTCAAGAACGCCCGGACCGCACTGAAGCAGGCGATGCCGTACAAGGTCTGCCCCATCTGCGAAGGCAGTGGCTGCGACACCTGTCGCGGCTGCGGATGGGTTAGCAAGCGGCAGTGGGATCTGATCCCGAAGGCACAGCGCGGCTGACGTGGATGACGGTACGCGCTACCGGGCATGAGGGCGGTCCTCATGCCCGGGAGCCTGCACCGTGCAGGGCTACGCACTTCAAGTGAAAGGACGCAGATGGTTACAACTCATCCGGTAGTCGCGCTGCGCGACTACCAGCAGGCCGCGCACGACGCGGCCACCGAGGCGATGCGCGCCCATGGCAGCGCGCTGATCGTCATGGCAACCGGGCTCGGCAAGACTGTGGTGTTCGCGGAGATCATCCGATCATGGGTTAGCCGCACGCCGTGCCGCGTACTGGTGCTAGCGCACCGCGAGGAACTCATCACTCAAGCGGCTCGGACTATTCACCGTATGACCGGACTTGAGGTCGGGATTGAGATGGGGGCCGCGCGAGTTGACGACTCCTACCTGCGCCGTCCGCAGGTCGTGGTCAGCACCGTGCAGACGCAAGTAGCCGGGCGAACCGACCGCAAGCGCATGCAGCGATTCGACCCAAAGCAGTTCGGACTCGTGATCGTTGACGAGGCGCACCATGCGGTGGCAGATTCGTATCGCGCCGTGGTCGATCATTACAAGCAGAACGAATCCTGCCGCGTGCTCGGCGTTACGGCCACGCCGGACCGCACGGACGAGGCGGCGCTTGGCGAGATGTTCGCCAAGTGCGCGTATGAGTTCGGCATCCGCGAAGGCGTCGAGGCTGGCTGGCTGGTCAACATCAAGCAGCGCGTGGTCAATGTCGCTGGTCTGGACTTCAGCGAGTGCCGGACTACCGCCGGGGACTTGAACGGGGCGGACCTCGACAACGTGCTGCGCTACGAAGAGACGCTGCACGGCATGGTCCATCCGACCATTGACATCGCAGGCGACAGGCGGTGCATCGTGTTCGCGGCTAGTGTCGCGCATGCGCACCGCATTGCGGAGATCTTGAACCGACACCGGGCCGCGTGCGCCGTCGCAGTCGACGGCAAGACCGATCGCGACGTGCGCCGCGAGCGGTTCGCCGGCTTCGCAGAGGGCCGCTACCAGTTCCTTGTGAACGTCGGCGTGGCCACCGAGGGTTGGGA